CGAAGAACAGCAGTGCTGTCATTTATGTAATGATTTAATTGTGGGTTAAGACCGGAGCCGGTTATAGCAACAGTTGGTGCATTGGACGTTTGAGTTTGAACTGCAAAGGTTCCATAAGTGCTTGGCGAACTCGTCCCAATACCTACATTACCGGAGGAGTCGATACGGGCGCGTTCTGCGCCAGCAGTTTGGAAAGCCATGTAGTTAGTTGCATGAGAGTAATTTATCGACCCCGGATTCTCGGAATCGCTGTCAGCAAAATTTATATTGCTTGACCCAGAGTTAGAACCTTCAATAACAACAACGGTATTAGTTGTATCTTTTACTGATAGCCTTCTAGTGTATGCGGAGCTACCAATATTTACGTTACCGGAGGAGTCGATACGGGCGCGTTCTACTAATGCGCCACCAGAGTTACCAGCTTGAAATACAATAGGCCCGTTCCAAACTCCAAGAGTTAAGTTTGTTCCATTGCCAGCAAGACCAGTGCCACTACCAGAAAGGTCTACGGCAGAACCGTTTGTAAAACTAAAATTTGTCGCTTGAGGGCCAAGATAAAATACGCCGGAGGAGGTGATACGGGCGCGTTCGGTGCCGTCTGTGCCGAACACCATGTAGTTGCCGGTGTGGTTGTAGTAAATCTGGCCGCGATACGCATCTGCTCCTGATGTTCCATCAGCAAAATGAATAGAGCCGTCGCCAGTTGTACCGGAAACAATAGTCAAACCGTTTGAGCCAGAAGCTCCAATGACAAGATTGTCTGCGACAGAGTTGTAAGAACTTGGCGATGTGTTTGCCACCCCCAAATTCCCACTCGCATCCAGCGTCATTGCTTGGGTGAAGGAGATTGCGTTACCTGCTGTGCCGGAGGGGGCGGTGTACCAAGTATGCTGACCAGATGACTGCTGATAAGCAGTTGCGTAATCTGAGTTTATATAAGTCGCAACGCCAGAATTATTTGAATAAAAATTACTGTACAGTCGCACACTATTATTGTCTGTCCGTCCTGACACCGCGCCGCCAGCGCCTAGTTGCATAACTTTATAAACAGAACTCCAAAAACTCGGCGTAACACCAATACCTACGTTACCGGAGGAGTCAATACGCATGGCTTCTGCGCCGCCCTCAGTAAACGCAATCGTATCGGCAGCAGGGAAGAAAATACCTGTATTTGTATCTCCAGAAGTCGTAATAGAAGGTGCGGCTGCGCTTCCTGCGGAGAATGTTGCTACACCAGATGCACTCAGCGTCGTAAACGCGCCAGTTGACGGTGTTGTTGCGCCTACCGTTCCGTTGATGTTGATTGAAGCTGTGCCGGTAAAGTTGGTGACCGTGCAAGAAGCGGGTGTTCCCAACGCCGTTGCGTTACCAGAAGCATCCAGATTAACCGACTTACCCGCCGGGTACACCACAAACACATCCTTGGTGCCAGCACTGAAGGTGACAACCGAGCCGGAGTTGGACGAAGCCAGAATAGTGTCACGGGACAGGGTTGTGCCGGAGGCTGTGTAGGTGCCGATGCCGACTTCCCATTCAGCGGTGCCTTGACCTGCAATACAGTAGTAGGTCGTGTTGGCGTTGCCGACGACCGAGAAGGACTGATATCCCGTAGAAGCACCCGCCAGAGTAACTGTTCCAGTGCCGGTCGTGGTAGTTGTTTCTTTTACGCGATCTTTGAGTACGAGGGCCATTTACGTATCCGTATCAATAATTTGCCAGTTTGTCGAAGCCTCTCCGGTAATCTCAACCCAGCCCGTCGGCGTATTTGCAGTGATCTGCGCCCAATTGGCGTTTTGCACGTCATCAATTAGGTTCCACAGGAATGCCCCAATGATAACATCCGCACCTGTTATCGTGTCAGAGAAGGCCGCATTCAGGATCGCCGTATTGGTCAAAACATCCGTGCCGACGGCGCTTTCCGATATAGACGTTGGGAACGTAACGTAACCAACGGAAGAGTCACTCCCAGCAGCTAGTTCGGACAGGGAAACAGGGAATATAACGGTTGCCGAATCCACATCCGAGCCGGTCGCGGTCTCCGACACGTTACCAAAAAACACAAAAGACGACGAGAGCAGGTCAGAGCCAGTGGCCGTTTCTGATACAAACGGGGCAAACAGCGCTACCGCAGAAACCGCATCAAATCCCTGTGCCTGCTCACTGACACTCGCCGGGAACGTAACATACCCAACGGAAGAATCACTACCGGTGGACAGCTCGGAGAGAGCAGAATAAAAGACAGCCGTAGCGGACGCGGAATCAGAACCTGTGGATAGCTCTGAAACTGTTCCTTGGAAAACCGCCTTGCTGCTGATGGCGTCCGAACCCGTGGACAGCTCCGCCACAGAAACGGGAAACGTTGCTAAACTTAAAACAGCGTCACTACCCGTTGCCGTTTCACTTAGAGTAGAGAAATACTCAACTCCGGAGAACGAAGAAAAAGGTGCCCCGGAAAATGTGGCTAGACCGAACACCCTTATTCGCTCCTACGCGCTAAATCAAGCTGCGTCGAGGCTGAAGGTATACGTCACATTCAGCGTGTCACCAGACACTACCGAACGGTCACCCGGGGAGCTGAAGTCCGACGCCGAGAACAACGTACCCGTCGAACCACCCTTGGTGCTGTTGCTGACCAAGAACGCACCGCCAACCGTCTGCGTAGCGTTGATGTTAAAGGTCGCCGGGGATGCCGAGTTAGTGGCAACCGACGGATCAGCCGTAGTCGGGGTGGCAAACGTGCAGGTTGGGCGTGTAGCGTTGCTATACGGGGTGACTTCCGTCCAGCCAGAGTGGGACGCCATCGTATCGCCAGCAGCCGGGGTATTCGACGCACCAGCGCCATACAGACCCAGATACCACGTAGTGGACACAGAGCCGCCGGTCAAGGCCGCAGCGTTCATGTACTGCAGACCTTCATTAACCACGAGGTTGTGGTCTTCGACAAACCATTTCAGTTCGCCGTCTTTGTTAAAACACTCGATGCGGTATACGCCGCCAGCTTTCGATTTGACTTCCATGTTCTACTCCTTATCCTAGTCTAATAATGGCCGAGGTGCTGGTAGCCGATGGGAATTGCACCTGAAACGTCGTGGTTGAAGTCTTGTTTGAACCAAAGTCCAGCACACAGACAGCCGGGTTAGTCGTGCCGTTGTACTTGTAAATCAAAGCACCACGAGCAGTAATCGCACCAGACCACGATACATCCGAAAAGGACAGATACGCTACTGCACTGCTACCAGCCTGAGTCCCGATCGTAGGCACTTGACTGATGGTCAGGGTAGCCCCGCCAGCACTGTATCCAGCGTCCGCAACTTCACCGGTAGCGGTGTAGGCCGTGGTGTCAGCATCCAGCGTCGCCGTGTTGGTGTAGAGCGCGATCTTGAATACGTCAGTCGTGCCCGTGCCAAAGTCGTAACTGCCGTCCAGCAGACCGGTCTTGAAGACGTTGCACAGTGCGTTGCCGGTGAAAGCCATCTTAGCTTACCGGGACACGAGGCGTCCCGCTCCTGTATTGATCCTGCTTCTCCATGCCATCGCCCAGACGTTTGGCAAGCATCAATGCTTCCTGATACTTCTTCTCATAGTTGGCCACCATGTCGGGCTCACCCTTCATGAACGTGTAAGCTTCCACCAGCGAGCCGTAGAGCAGCACAGGATCGTAGTTCTCACTCAGCCATGTGTAACCGCTTGCAGCAATCGTGATCGACTCAGGATAATAGAAATAATGAAGTTCGATCGTGTAAACGGCATCCGGAGTCGGCCCGAGGATGAACGTCAGCTCTGTCTCATCGGTAGACAGGGGGCCAAACAGCGCGTAATACGCGGGCAATCCGGTGTCCGTTGGGACGGGGTAGGCTTCACGGATGTAGCTCACATCCTTGTTCAGCAGGTAGCTATACGCACCGGTGCCGTCAACCACAGCCATTGAGTACACCGCAAGGAAATCCCCGGGGCAGTTCAGGTATTTGTTGTTGGTCGAAGTAGAGCCGGTAACATTACGCCGGAGGGCCGGGAACAGGACGGTGTTGTAGATTCGCTGTTCGGCCTGAGTAATGAAGGTGTTGATCTGCTCGGCGCTGGTGAGCGTAGCTGACGCCCCGGCACTGTCAGTAAAGACGGTATTTGGGAAGTCATTTTCAAGGTATCCCTTGATTGTTAAGAACAAATTTTGGTAGTTGATTTACGCCACCCTTTGAAAAGTGTACAAACCAAACACTTTCCCCTTTCGTTTAATAGCCTCAGATATTGTTGAAGACTTCACTCCAACCCACTCTGCGGCGTATTTTTGCGCCAGAAAAGAAATGTTCAACTCTGGGCATGTTACAGGCCGGTGCTTCATCGCAGCAACTTGCTCAATTACCGCTCGCGGCAACGTAGTTTTCTTATGCGCTGCACGTAGTTTGGCCCTGTAATCAGACGACGCGACAACCTTGCGTAGACCGTCTAAAATTTTGGCCCGAACTTCAGGATTTGCCCAAGCTGCTTTCATTGACGCTGATCTATCCCCATACAATTTAGGCTTCTTTACGTGGTTAACCCACCGTTTACCACCGTACTTTTTACCAACCTCACGGCATCTGTCGGCAAATTCATCTGTGGCGCAAGCTTTTTGAATTGCATTCATCATTGCAACCCGGTGGCTGGGGTCACTCCACAGCAAACGCATTGATGTTCTGAGCTTCTGTTTTGTGGACTCAGCCATAGCTCTCCCGGGTGCGCCAGCGCCGCCACAAGTACGGTTATACGCTGGGCGTAACTCACTAATAAAGTACTTCTCTACTCTATTTAGCTCGGCCCTATCAAACGCAATATAAACCTCTTCAAACAAAAATTTCTCAAATCCAAATTTCACCATAGCTTTGCTAAAGACGGATACTGGATTTTTTATCGAGGCTTTGTGCGCGCTAACCCTATAAGACACGGGCTTTATGGTTTGTCCAACGTAAAATTCACCATTCACCAAATTCTTGGCTACATAGATTGAACCATAACGTTTACAAACCATGTTCATCAATCACCTCAAGCCATGGGGCCTCGTGCCATCAGACCTTTGGTAGCCGCACCGGTGCCACGCACCTTGATGCCGGAAGTCTTGGGCTCCGGATAGTCCTTGCTGGCAATACTGGCAGCGCCTGCATTCAGCTCATTGATCGTCTCACGGTTCTTGGCCAAACCGACAGGGGCGACCTTAACGGATTTGATCTTTTCCATTACCGGCTCCTTTGGTTATTGGCGCGAGCCACATTGCGGCCCACTTTCTTCATCTCCAGCGACGTCACACCGCCCTTTTTGAAGGTCGGCTTCTGGCCCGGGTGCATCCGTTGCTCGTGTTTCCTGACAGCTTTCTTCGCGTCCATGTGTCACTCCTAAGTTACGGCCACGGTAACCGTGCCCAATGAAATGGTTGGTGCCAGCACGTTCGGTGTCAGGCTGGCGTCATTTGCCCTAGCCCCGCCTACAGGAGCCCAGCCCCACTCGATTATACGGCTACCGCCCTCTGGTGTCCCGACATCGTTGGGGTTAATTTGCAGCCCATCGGTACCCGACGTCCTGTAGCTCACGTCCGGGCGGGGGTTTCTGACGCCGATTGCATCTTCTACGGGGTACATACCCAGCTGCAGCTGGGGATGGTCTTGCTCCCAGCACTCCGAACACACCTTAATATTGACGTTTTTGGTCTTGATGACAAGCGTTTTGAGCTGCGTGAGCTTGAATCTGAACCCACAACGGTCACATTCAGCTATGCTGAACTTAGCGGAGGCAAATTTATTCGGCATAGCGGGTTACTATCGCACTAAAAAAATTGTTGTCTTGGTACGAACCGTATCGACGCTTTCTCGCGGTCTTCGTCCGCCGCAAGGGCAAACTGCTGTTCATAATCGGCCTTCAGCTCCATCCGGCGCTGGGGGTCAACCTCGGGGGTTTTCATCGACAGGTAGTAAGCCAGCCCGGACACCATGCACGGCAGGAACCGGAAGGGGATATCCTGACCATTGACGCCGTTCCCGGCGTCCTGAATACGGCGCAGCCGCCAGTAAACGAAGGTGTAGGTCTGGGAGTTATCCGGCTTCGGCCAGACGTGAATCTGGGGGTATTGAATGACATTGGTCGAGTCAGTCGCACCGGTCTTGCGCTGGAACCATACCTGAATCGGGCGGCCATTGGCATTCTTGTTGGGGATCGTGGCGTAGGTCGAGACGCTGATCCGGGTGATGTTGATGTCCGTCTGGTTCTGCCCGGTGCCTGTGCGGATAACGTGATCCAGCAGGTCAATGGTGTCGATGGGCATGTCGTAGTCGCCCACGTTGTAAGTCAGCACCTGCGAGCCCTGCTCGATAGTCCACAGGTTAATGCCACGATTCGCCCACTCAATAGTCAATAAATTCAAAGACCTACGAGCGGTTCTGAAGTCGTAGCCCGACCGCAGCTCCTTGCCGCAACGCTCAAACGCCTCTTCAATCAGGGTGTTGAGGTCGAGATTGAAGTCGGTGTTGTCGGTCGTTTTGTAAGCCATTACCGGAACCTCGCGGTCTTCTTGGCGATACCCTTGGGCTGCGCCACAAATTGTTTGCCCGCCCGCTTACCACGGCGCTTCGCAGCGGTGGTGGCAGCGTATTCAGCGGAACTCAGGGACTTGATGGCGGCTTCCGGCAGGTAACGTTCTCCCGTCTTGCTGGAGGGCTTACCCGACTTGGTCCGCCATTTCTGCTGCGTCCATGCTTTTAAGCTTTGCTGTGGTTCTTTCATATTTTTCCAGATACCGAACCGCTTTCTTTAACACCTTTAGGCTATCCTGCAACATACCTATACCTGTATTGCATTGTTGACACAACAGACCACGTAGTTTCTGGGTGTCGTGGCAGTGATCTACATACAGCACACGCCTTGTTGTCTCACAAATAGCGCATTTACCGCCCTGCTGCTCTTTTAATGCTTCATAATCTTCAACTTCTATACCATACCGGTCTCTGAAGTTCTTTGCCCGTATCTTACTTTTGTTCTTTTTGCTATACCGCTTCCACTTGCCTCTATGATACGCGCGGTACTTTTCCGGATCTTTATACGGCACTTAATCTCTATACCCGCCGCCCTTGGCCTTATACTTCTTAGCCAACAGCTGGGCCTTGCGGGCGCTCCATTGACCTGCCTTGGTACCCTGCACCGCCTGAGACTTGATGCTTTTGAACAGCGACTCCCGCATCCCGGGCTTGGTGTAGTTGCCTGCTTGGTTCACGCGTGTCTCCCCACCGGCTTTGAACAGCTTCACCGGCTCGTTACCGTCACGCTTCTTGACGGTTTTCTTGGGGCGTTTGGAGGAGGCGATAACCCCCATCCCGCGAGAGGCCATCATCAGCAGACCTTCCCGCCCTTGCGCAGCATCTTGCCTTTGGTCTTGCCGCGCTGAGCAACACCATCAGCCGCACGGCGGTAAACACCACCACCGTTTTTCATGCCTTTGGCTTCCGCTTTCTCATGCTTGAGCATCGACTTCGGAGCGCCCTTCTTCTGCATGAACGCGATTTCTTTTTTCATCATTGCTTTTGATTCTTTCATGACACCGCCTCCTTGGGCTTTTGAAAATTCACGACCTACGGATTGAGGAACACCTG